ATGTGCGATCATAATTCCCCATTTTGTGTTTATGATGAAGAAAAAAGAAAGGAAGAAGTAATAAAAAGTATTTTTAAAACAGAACATAAAATAAGCAGTAAAATAAATGCTGCTTGTGACAAGTATAAAGAATTAGCAGAAACCTCTGCTGTTAAGCTATTAAAATCTGCAAGATTATCTGTAACTAAATTAGAACAATATTTTAGAGATATAGATTTAACTTTAATGGATGATAATGGTAAACCTATTTTTACAGCTAAAGATCTAGTTGCTAACCTATCTAAGATGGGTGATGTAGTGTCTGGCTTATCTAAATTAGAAGAATTAGTTAAGAAAGAAGAACAAGCTGCAAATCAAAATAGAGGAGGCGTAATAACAAATAAATATAGTCAGTAATGAAAATAGATTGGATAAACTCTTGGAAAAGTCGTAAAAAAAGTAGTATCTTTGAATTCACAATAAGGTTAGGTTTTTTAACCGTCTTAGAAATTTATTTAAACTTTGATATTAAAGAACATAGAATTATGATTCTTAATTGCGGGTTTGAATTGTGGAAATAAAAAGAAAAAAATGTATACATATAACGCAACAGTTGTTAAAATAGTTGATGGTGATACTATAGACGCTGAAATAGATTTAGGATTTGACATTAAGATCAAAAAAAGAATTAGATTGTCTGGTATTAATGCACCAGAATCTAGAACAAGAAACTTAGCAGAAAAAAAGATGGGATTAGCTTCTAAAGCTAGACTAAAAGAAATGTTAGAAGGATCTGCTAATGAATTTGAATTAGAATCTCAAGACATAGGAAAATACGGCAGGGTTTTAGGAAAATTACACATTAGTAAACTTTCTGGAAGAGAAACTATAACTAAAGTTTGTGTGAATGATCAATTAATAGAGGAAGGCTATGCAGTGGAGTATGATGGAGGAAAACGATAGTCAGATGAAGTTCCTAGAAGATTTAGAGGATTACAATAAATCAATGGACAATGCTTTTTTAATTGTTACAAAAAGAAAAACATTAGATGATATTTATTTAGAGTTAGAAAATGATGATTATACAGAATTCTTTTTACCTTTTGATCCTATATCCAGTGATGGTAGGGATGGGGGTACATTAGAATTATTAATTAGTCATTTTGAAGAGTTAGAACAGTACGAAAAATGTGCAGAATTAAATAAACTAAAATCTAAATGCTTAAAAACACAGACAAACTTAGACCTGCAGCTTTAAGTTTTATTAAAAATGGGACTTATACTTTTGCTATTCCTGGCACTAAAGATTATTATGAGTTTTGGGACGAAGAAAGGCATAGGTGTTTGTATGGTTATAGCTACGGTAATTTATCTATTACAGGAAATCATTATTTTTATTTAAATTATTGTCCTATTGACAGATCTGTTGATGAGGAACTCCCAGATGGTACAATTATAGCAAGAAGAGAAAGAACATTTCCAGCATTCTACGATGGTGACTGGAAATATTTTAATTCTATAGATCGAGCAAGAAAAGAAAACAAACATATGATTGTTTTAAAAGCTAGACGTAAGGGATATTCTTACAAAGCTGCTGCTATGCTTGCTAGAAACTATTTTCATATAAGAAATAGTAAAAATTTTGTATTCGCCAGTCAAAAAGAATATTTAATTGGGGATGGATTGTTATCAAAAGCTTGGGATATATTATCTTTTGTAGATAACAATACAGCATGGACACAACCTAGATTAAGAGATAGGGAAATGATTAAAGTGTCTGGATATAAGAAAAATGTAAACGGAGCGGACGTAGAGTTAGGAATGAAAAGCCAAATAATGGGCGTATCGCTGAAAGACGCTCCTGATAAAGTGAGGGGTAAAGCTGGAGAGCTTATATTCTTTGAAGAGGCAGGTAGTTTTCCAGGATTATTAAAAGCTTGGGAAGTTACTATGCCAACTATGCGTCAAGGATCTAAAACTTTAGGAACTATGGTAGCATTTGGGACAGGTGGTACAGAAGGTTCAGACTTTGCAGGAATGGAGGAGTTATTTTATAACCCAGAATCATATGATTGCTTAGCATTTGATAATGTTTGGGATGCTGGAGGTGGAGGTACACAATGTGGTTACTTTATTCCTATATATGAAAACTTAGAAGGGTTTATTGATAAAGATGGTAACAGTATAAAGCATGAAGCAGTTGAATTTGAAGAAGAAAATAGAAATAAGAAAAAAGGTACAAATGATCCAAAAGCTTATGATCAATATATAGCAGAGCACCCGTTAAATCCACGAGAAGCTACTTTACAAATATCATCTAACTTATTTGATATTGCATCTTTGCAAGAACAATACAATAATGTTAAAGTAAATAATCTACATGCTATGGGTAATAATGGATCTTTATATTATGCCTATAATGGGGAAATTAAATTTAAGTTAGATGGAGATGCAAGACCTATACTTAGATTCCCACATAGAAAAGAAGATAATTTAGAGGGATGTGTAACTATATACGAACCCCCATACAAAACAATAGATCAACAGGTTCCTGTAAACATGTATATTATTTGTCATGATCCTTATGCTCAATCTCAATCTGCAGATTCATCATCTTTAGGATCTGCATATGTTATAAAGCGTGTAAATAATATATCATCTCCAGATGATATGATAGTTGCTAGTTATGTAGCACGTCCACATTCACAAGACGAGTTTAATAAAAATTTATTTATGTTAGCAGATTATTATAATGCTAGAATAGGATTTGAGAATGATCGTGGTGAAGTAATTGCATATGCACGTAGACATAGAAAGCTACATAGACTACAAGAAGAGTTTGAGATGTTAGATAAAAAAGACTTAAGATCTAAAAAAGTAAAACGTCAGTATGGGATGCATATGACAGAAGCTAGAAAAAGACAAGGTGAAATATACATAAGAGATTGGTTAAATACCACTAGATCTACAAATGAAGATGGGACACAAGTATTAAACATGCATAAAATATATGATTTAGCATTATTACAAGAGCTAATTAAATTTAATCATAAAGGTAATTTTGACCGTGCTATGTCGTTAATGGTTGGGATGTACCACACCAGAGAAATGTATAATTCTGAGGTTAAAGAGATATTAGAAGACAATGCATCTGCAGAATGGTTTGATAACAATCGTTATTAGTGTTATATTATAAAGAAAACTAAAAAATGTTTATAGATATAGAAAAAGTGTTTAATTTTACTTATTTTTGTGGATAGGTTAATAGTATAGTATATGTATTTAGGTTCTAATAAGATTCCACAACAAAAATTATCTATAAAAAAGAAAGATAAAAAATGGAGAGAAGCATGCGTAGAGGCATACATAGATCTTTCCACAGCTGGTTATAGCGAAAGGCGTGACTGGCTAAAGAGCCTATATGACTATTACAACGGTGTAATTGATGATGCAGATTACAGATACGTGTTAAAACCCTACGGTAAAACTAGGGATAATTTCCCCTCTAAAATGCGTAACTATCCTATTATTAAGCCTATAATCGATCTGCTTTTAGGTGAAAAGTCTAAAAGACCCCTTAATTACACCGTTACCGTACAAAATGCTGATGCTGTTACTCAAAAAGAAAAAGCAAAGCAAGAATTAATTGTAAAAAATCTACAACAACAATTTGTCAATGTATTAAATGAGCAGGGAATTGAAACAGGATCTCCTAGCGAAGAAGTGCAAGCTCCAGCTGAAATTGCAGCTATGTTTGATAAAACATATGTAGATAACAGGGCTTTAAAAGGACAACAATCTTTAAATTTTATAATGCAAGACCAAGAAATTTATGATAAGTTTCAAAAAGCTTGGTTTCATTATTTAATATCTGGAGAAGTATATACTTGGAGAGGGGTTCGTAATAATGAACCATTTTATGATATATTAAATCCTTTAGATATAGATTATGATAAAGATCCAGATCTTGATTTTGTAGAAGATGGGGATTGGGCTTTAGTTAGAAAATATGTACATGCATCTACAATAATAGATTATTACAGAGATTATTTAAATGACGAAGAGATATTATCTTTAGAAGAACCTGAAAATGCAAGTATGGATTCATACTTAACAGTTAGTTCAAGAGCAGATGATAGAGAAATGTACAGAGAAAGATTAATTGAAGTTGTATCTGTATATTGGAAGAGTAGAAAAAGAATAGGATTTTTAAGTTACATTGATCCAGAAACTGGGACTTTAGAAGAAATGCAAGTTGATGAAACTTACAGAATGCCTAAAGAAATGAAAGATACAGGATCTAAAGTAGAGTATGAATGGGTAAATGAAGTTTGGGAAGGAACTAGAATTGATGGTAGATTGTATGTAAATATGCAACCTGTAGAAAATCAAAGAACATCAATGGATAACCCATCTAAATGTAAGCTCCCAATAAATGGTAGAAAGTATTCTGATCTTAATGCTAAAAATATTTCTTTAGTATCACTAGGTATTCCATATCAATTAAATTATAACATC